CGATTGAGCAGTTGGAACGATACAAACTTCTACAGGTTAATTGGACACAACAAAATACGTCAAACACGATCTCATACAGCTTGGAAGAAGTGCCAGCAATTATTGACTGGCTCTTGGAGAATTGGGAACACTACGTTGGTGTGTCCAATTAACCTGTAGAAGTTTGTATCGTTCCAACTGCTCAATCGCAGACTCCACATTAACTTCCATTCCATTCTGTGTAGAGAATTGAACGGTGTCCCAAACAACCGGAAAGGTAATAATAACACCAGTAGGGTCAAGTGGATGATCCATAACAGCATAATTAGCCTCCCGCAGTTTAGCTACAATTGGATCATGTTTACTAAATACTACGTTGTTGAAAATGTACTTTCCAAGAGGTTTATGAATCCCTTCGGTAGTGTCCATAATTTTCGAGAGCGTACCCGAAGGCTTAATACACGTAACATTCTTTGGTCTCTGATAACCAAGTTCATCGGCCATCCCATAAGCAGCAGAAGTTGCAGTACGCTGCATAGACTGATAATCATAAGCAGAGAGATCAGGACGAGTAGCAATGCCTGTAAGTCCAACACCACAAAGCCGCAAAAACTCATTGTTAAGATGCCAAGCTTCTTGAAGGATTCCATCTTGTAAGTTCACACAGGTTTGTCGATAATTGGCTCGTGCTGCAAGATGCAAAGCGTGATGTAGGGCGGCTGAGTCTCCGTGGAATTTGTTAAGGTCAACTTCAGTGAGATTACAGAAGGATTTGTTTCCAAGTAGGATTTCAACACCAGTTTTGTTATAAAGAAAAGTCATTTCTGCTTTCCTCTGCATATCCCTATGCAGCTCAGACTATATCACCACCCATTTCTGGGGTCAATCGTTCGGATAAAAGTTTGTATTGAAAACTAGGCAAGATATATGAACGAATGCCGTTCATAAAATTATCTACGTCTTTTGTTCGTAGCCGCAGGTAATTGTATTTCCCTTGCTTATTAATGTTCCACTCTAATCCAAGAGTTTCTTTGAGAGCTTTCTTCAAAATAAAAAGATCGCCATAAGAGAGACGCTTTAGATTTAATGTAACATTATAACTAGGATTCTTCATACCAATCTCTGGACGAAAGTCTTTTCCTAAACTTCCATCACACATGTACAGAATTGCTAGAGCTTCCCAATCCAGCAACTTAAGTGCATGAGGATCAATCCCACGATATTTCTCTGTGTAGATGCGATCCCGAAGTGTTGTGAGAAATGGATGTCGGTTAGATTCTACACGAAGTTGTGGCTGTCGAATACAACCATCAGTATTATAGTCTTTTCGTTCTTTAATACTAACACCAGTAACTTCTGAGATAACAGAAGCAACCCAAGAACAATAATCTTCGTGTTCAGCTTTCATATTCATGATGAATTTTGCATTGCCTCCATCTTGAATATAAAGACCACCATCTCCCATAGCAAAGTAAGAGATTAGTTTTACAAGTTGTTTTTTATCCATAGTCGTTGCACCTTCCATATCGGATTGGCACAGGATTGTCTGTTCTAGACTTCCCCTGTTTTTAGATTGATTATTCAATTCACATTACTGTGAAAGGCCGCTAGTCTTTAACGGATTAACTCCTTTCCACCACGGAGCCCGTTTACGTGCAGTTTCTCCATTAACAAATCCGGGTTCTGATCCACCGGCTGCTTGCATAAGATCAAAGATGCTTTCGAGTTCATGTCGTTCCGGTTTCTTGTTAAAGACCAAAGAATTGTTTGACTGTGCTCGTTGTGGGTTAGATTTCCAAAACTCTTTCTTAGCTACAGCAAACTCTTCCCACTCTGGCTCATCATATTCAAACAATGCTATTTCAGCACTTCGACGGCTGGAAAGAATAGTACCCAGCCAATTAACAACATCAAGAATATCAATACGAGTGAGCAGAGAACCAGCTCGTTTATTAAGGATGCTGGCGATTTGTGGAAACGCAATAGCAATAGATTCATCGCCGCTGCTGATCCACCCGTAGCCACTAAGGCGTTCACCTGCTGGTCGGATTGCACTAAAATCCAGCACGAGATTGTTAGCAGGGTATTTACCAGCCAAAAGCTTACCAATAGACTTTGACCATGCTTCTGCACTGTCTCCAACAGCAATTGTCCAAGTTTTTGTCTGATCATCCCAAGTTTCGATGTTATGTTCATGACCACCTTTTTCTGTTCGAGTAGATCGAATTACTGTAATGTTAGGGATAGGGCGTTGAAAACCGTTAAGCTGGCCGATGATAGGTCGGAATCCAACTCCACAACCTTGCATAAGCAACCACAAGACGTCAACAACGTCATACACGGTTTCAACATTGGTAAAGGAACAGTTAAATTGGCTTGCTTCTCGTCGTTTAGCAATCTCTGTTCCACCCAACCAGAGAGTTCGTCCAGAAGTAAGAACTTTCCGTCCAAGCATGAGATGTCGTAGTTCATCAAGTTCAGAGAGTTCTGCATGGTTCAACTCCCGCTTTGCTGCACGTTCCCAAAGCCATTTCTGATGCTCAATAACTCGGTTAACTGTTTCTTCCCACGTTTCAAATGTTCCGTCTTCTTTCGGTCGTGCATATGTACGTCGTGTAATGATTTCTGCGCGGGGACTTGGCATTTATTCTCCGTAATAAAATTGATATTGTATAGATTGATTGGAGGAAGATGAAGGATATAAATATCAAACATACATTACTCGATGTCTCGTTTGAGCATATCTTGTTTTTCTTCAATCTTATCTAGAAAGGCTCTGACCAAATCCTCAGAAGAGATGTCCAGAATCTCCAACAGATATACTTCATCCTGTCTACTAAGCCAGTCAAGTAGTTCATTAAAAGTGTGTGCCATATCATTCTTTCGGCCAATTCGGATTGGCTAATACACAGTCAATATACATCTCAAGGTAGTGTTTAGCTTTTCGTAAGTCCTCTACACCACCCTTGTCTCGCCACCTAGTTACATACTTAACTACGTTATGCTGAAATAGGTCTAGGCTATTCGCAGTTGCATATGTGATAGGTTGAATTGCTTTGCTCTTATAGTGATTACCACCGATTTGTTGGCCGGGGGATGGTAGTGGTAAGTTCTCGTGCCGATTCGTTGTCATTGTAGACCTCATTTCCTGGTTGAGTTGGAACCACATTATTTTTGAATTCCTTTAAGTCCGAAGTACATTCTCTCTCCAAAGATGAAGCCAAAGGCCATTCCAGCAATATTGAGACTAGACTCCATAACGTAAATATCGTGACAGAAAGGAAGCACAGCAAAGGGCTGGAGTACAGCAATGCCACTAGCAATATATCTAAAAGACCCGCGAAGATCAGCAACCCAAGGACTGATGTTTTCTGCCGGTTTGTCAATTTCGGCCAAAGCTCGAACACGGTCAATTTCCTTATCCACTTTCTTTAGATCAAACTCACCCAGCTTAATTACCTCATCAATATTCTGAGGTTGTGCTCCTTTGTTCCCTGTTACCATCCCAACAAGACCCCGAACAAGATCAGAGGCTGCTGGAATAAGAGCAGGAAGCACTGTAGACAACAACAATGTTTCCATTACGTATACTCCTTAATTAGTCGATCTACAGAGATGTATTCTTCTCCTCCATATGGGAACCCATCTCTTACATCATGTAAAACTGTTATTCCTCGCCACCAATCTTTATTGGATTGCCCAGCGTAATCTTCTTGCTCATCAGGATCAAGATAACAGCCAGCACTAAGGGCAAACAAGCGATTGCCATTACCGGACGTTTGGATAGCTCTGTCAAGTACATGTGAATGTCCTACAACGGTTGAACAATGTTTTTCTCGGAGGAGCACCGAGGCAGGTGATTTACCTGTTCCAATGGGTTTACCAGTACCTCGGCACTGCCAGTAGTGAACATACTGAATGCCATCAAGCTCAATTGGACTCAAGAAAGGAATATAGGTCAGTTTGAATTCAGCATAGTAAGCATGTTCATGAGTAATAAATCCTAACAACTCTGGCTTCTCTTGAACATACTTATTAATTCGTCCTTCAAAATGATTTCCACCCAAAGCATAATGCTCTACTTCTGGGACTTTCTTTTTCCTTTCTGCTTGGCGGATGAGCCAGTTGTTGACGTTGTCGTATACTGCGTGTCTTGCAAACAGGGCTGCTGCAACATCTTCATTATACCGTCTTCCTTCAAACGATAGCTTTCCTTTGTCATAACTTGAGAGGCTAGGCATGTCTTCAAAATCACCCAGTTCGACAGTCTTGTAGGCAACTCTCGGATTTTTTGCAATACGTTCATGAATAAAGTTTCCTAGGGCTACAAACCTTCGCATGTTAGTGCCGGGTTTGGCGTGGGCATCTGGAATGATTACGTGACAGACTTCTTCAGTTCTTTTTGCCATTCTTCTGGAATTCCTGTCCTAAATGTACAATATTTGAATCCAAACTTTTCACACCACTGAGCATATGTTGTCTTAGATCGTTTCGATAGCTTTGCAGTCTCATCATAGAACACAAACCTAATATCTAGCTCTGGGTGTTGCTCTTTAATCCACAGGTGTTTTTGCCTATCAGAAGTCTGAAAGCGCCCCTTCGTTTCGAGAATGATAGTACCTGACGTGCCATCAACACGGTTGGTCTCTACCCGAAAGTCTGGACTATACTTACGTGCTTTCTCTGGTTGAATATATGGAATCTTACCCTCTTCATACTTAAATGGAATTTGATTCTGTTCAAGCCAATCCTTCATAGAAACTTCTAGGCCAGACCTATATCCCTGTTTACGTAGATAGGCATTACGCTTTTTGTTTGTCATCTACAAGTACCTTCCAGCTTTCAGGATAGAGTGGTCGAATAACATCTGAGATTAGTTTAGCTACTTCCTGTACTTCAAGTTGTGCATGAGGATCGAGCCGCAGGTTACAGACTCGACTAAAGAAATAAACAGAACCAGTCCAAATCCATTCGGTCATTGTATTCTGTGGCAGAATCATACGAGCTTGTTCTGGACATACCTCAGCCTTCAACAGCAACTCATATTGTTTTAATGCTAATAGTGTTAAACTTCGTGGGCAAGCAATGGACTTGTTTAGATCAACTTCTACATCTGAACTACCCTGTTTCTTATTCTCTGCTCTGAGGCGGTACGCCGAAGGAAAGTAAAACTCTGGTTCAGAATCTACATAACGCCTGCTTACTTCATTCCATGCCCCACCTACCTGATGTTTAGCAAGCTGCCGAGCAACAAAGATAGGAGCTTTGATACGGAGCGAAATAGAAGTGTGCGAGAAAGGCGACCAGTGGTTATGCTCTGCCAGATACTTGATGAGCTTCTTGTCTTTCTCTGACAATATTTGTTCAGCAAAATGGATGTGAGACTCATACTCATATTCCCAATCAGACTGCTTATCGAAGCTAACACGAGCAGCATTAACAACAGAAAGATCAGTACCCATGTTATCTACCAATTGTACAGATTGTTTACTGATCTTCATCATCTAACTCCGAATGAGAATTTTGTTCTGGTACTTCGTATGTATTACGAATATCTTCAAAGCCTACTGCAACATTCCACAGTGCTTCGTTAAAGTGATGGCACCGAGATTTAATTTCTTCTACCAATAACTTCTCTGCCCAGATTACTCCGGGAACTTCTGTGGCTACAGCAGAACGATACATCTTTTTAAACGTATCTGCTAAGAAGTCAAAGTCTTTGGAAGTCATATTAAGTCGATTAGTCATTTTCTTCGCTTCCTGAGCTAGTTCGTATTGCAAATGATTTACGTAAGATTCTATCTGAGGAGGAACTGACCTGAGTTTCATTTACAGTATCTCCAAAATGTTCATGTATGATTTGTCCTTCATCGCTTGGTGAACAGTCTCGTACTCCGTATCCGTCTGGAGCATATACAAGCATGTCAAGTAAATCTTCGTATCGAGATAGCTCTCTTGTAATTTTTCTGCTCGTTTCCATTGACACATCCTATATAAATGTTCAGCATCGAAACCACACTGAGACAGAATCTTATCTGCTTTCGTTTTACCAATCCAAGGAATGCCTGGGATATTATCTATTCTATCTCCTGATAGGAGCTGTGAGTATAGGTTCCTAAGTCCTTGTTCTGGAGTAATCTCATACTCTTTGAACGAAGACATCTTCATGTGATATCCGGGGACTTGATCTAAGTCTTTGTCATCAGAAACTAGAATTGAATTGTGACCAAGAGTATGCTGTCGAATAGACACACAATCATCTGCTTCTAGATAATCAATTACTTCTGCGCCCCAACCATCTTGTAAATGTTCACGAATCTGTTTGAACCATCTCGGCTTCTGTAAGTGATCTCGGTTGGCTTTATATTCTGGGTAGATTGCCTTTCTAAAGTTATTTCCTGAGTCGGTTAAGTAGAGTTCACAGTCTCTAGTGCCAAGATAGTTCAGACGATTATTAATGTATTCATCTGTTCTAATCTTGACAATAGAAACATTTTCTTCGTTTTGAAGAGTGAACCCTACTGAATAGCAGACCTGATCTACATCCAGTAGGGCAATCATATTATACCAGCTTCAGTTCTGGGCGTTGGTACAACTTCAACAGCTCTGCTGCTACTTCATCCATAGTGCTGTGAATAGTGTCTTGCTGATAGTCAGCACGCATTACACGGAACAGGAAACCGTTTTTAACTTCAATAATTTCATATTTATTAATCATTGTTCTTCTTCTCTTTCTTGTTTTAATTTAAATTGAGTGTGTTACTAAACATCAATTACATCGGGATATCGTCGTGGAAGTTCTCGTCAGTATATTCTTTGGGGGCTGGTGCTGCTTTAGGCAAACCATCAAAGATATAGTCTTTAAAGAACTCTGCCACTTCAATAATCTCCTGTGGAGACTTCTTAGGGAACAGAGTTACTGCACGCTCTAGGGAGCTTTGCCGTGCAATATAGACCTGCTTTTGTGCTCGTTCCTCAGCCGTTTCAAAGTTGCGATTACCAGCACTTGGAGCAGGAGTAGTACCGGGTTGTTTGTCTTTCGGAGCAAGGCTTGGAGCCGGAGCTTCAGAACCTTTGGTAACGCTTTTAACATCTAGAAATCCTGCATCATTCTTTTCCTGTACAATTGTAATGTCATCACCCGGTTGTAGGGCACCTAGTTGTGCTGCCAGTGCTCGATTAAACTTAAGGCCAGTTGCTGGTTTCTGCAAAGTCTTAACCTCACCTGCACCATCTGTATAAATCAAACGCCATGCTGCATACTGCTTACCTGCTTGGTTTGTTGCTGTTACGTTACCACTATAACTTACTACTGTACCTGTCAATACACTCATGAACTACCTCCTGTTAAATTCATCACCCTATACATAATATTATACCATGCTGGTATATCTATGTCAACACTTACTTTATCTTATGTAGCCACTTATAGTTTACTCCAACCTCTGCCTCAATCTTATGAGGAACTACGAGTCTTGTTCCGTATCTTTGTTCCCATCTTTCTGGCAACGTTTGAATAATCCCTTGGAGAGAATCATATGCCTCATACCAAGCATGGCCATAATCACAATCATAAACAAAGCTATCATGTACTGTTAAGATCATCTTGATTCTGTCAAGAAGATTATTCTCAGACAGATATTTATAATGCTCAGTTCTGATCAGAGCTGCAATGTCAGCACCAAGACCTTGGTTAGGATAATTCACAATATCAGGAATAGGCCACTTAAGTTCTCCTCGGAATTCTTTAGCTTCGATTGGGTAGAAACGTCCTGTGATTGGACTAACATACTTGCCTGTTCGCATTACCTCATAAATAGCCTTTTCTTGCCACGTAAAGATACCACTGTACTTCTCGTTGAACTGGTCGATAATCTTCTGCCAGAAACCAGGGTCAGTGCTTACAGCAGCGAAGTCTGGGTCTTTAGAATAGGCATAGGCAGAGCCTCGATAAATCCAACGAAACAAGAATACCTTGGCAATAAGACGACTAGGAAGATTAAATCGTTGTTGATTGTCTGTATGAAAGTCGAGACCAGCATTGATTTCTTCTAAGGCAATCTTATCACCAGATAGCTCAACAATCGTACGCCATTCAAGGGCCGCAAGGTCTACATTTAGTATTGGCATTTTACAAATCAGATTCCTTTACAAAGACACCGTCAATCATCTTACCTTTACGATCTTTGATTTCGTTGTATGCTAGTGATGTACAGGTTTCCAAAGAGGTATTACACTGTGCTGCAATGATTGTGAGGACTACTACAGCATCACCAATACCATCTTTAATCTGTTCTAGGTTCTTCTTGTTGATTCCTTTGGCAAGTTCGCCAATTTCCTCTAGCAACTTATTCAATTGTGCTTGTGGTGTGCTACCCAGAATCAGGTTACGGTCATGTGCCCACTGTTCAATCTTTTCGATTACTTGCATTTATTTCCTCTTAAATCGTGATTCAAAACAAATCTTATTCGGTGACGGAATGTTCTGGAGATTTGGTTTACCAGAAGCTAACCGTCCTGTCTTAGTAACACAGGAACTTAAGTTGGTATGAATAAAAGAATCAGACCAACCATACTCTTCAATTTTCTTTGGCATACCAAGAAAGTAAGTATCTACTAGCTTGTCTAGCTTTGCCAATTCCAACAGAAGATCAATAACAACTTTGACTCGTTTGTTTGCTTTTAAGGATCGCAAAGCACCTTCGTTAGTTGCCCACACTCCTTCTTTTTTAAGCTCAGAACCTTTGGCTGGAGCAACAATTCGAGGGAGTTCGTAGAACTTCTCAACTTTTCGAGTCTTTTGGACAGGCTGTTTACGTGGGTCTTTATATTCAAAGAGGTACGTTTCGTTCTCAATCCTCTTAACTGTTCCTCCATACAGTACTGCTGATACTTGATCTGTAGAACCCCAGTTAATGTTAAGTTCTGTTGTGTTGGTTAAAGTGCCCAAGGATTGTTTAATTTCTCCTGAACGTTCTAGAAGGACCGAAGCTTCCTCAAACGAACGGTTTTGATTGTAATAAAACCCGTTCCACTCCATTTCTTGTAGAGCGTGAAGATCGTCAAGGGCGACTCGGATTGTTGTTTGCAGTTGTCTTGAACAGTTTCTGTACTCCTGCATTTGTCTTCGTGCACACTGCTCAGTAAGCCATACATCATGTTCACAATACTCCAGTAGAATATCCCAAGGAACTTGATCAGTATCTAAACCAACCTCCCAATACTCCGTTTTCACTACATCTAACTTACATGGTAAGCCGTAGTATTCTGCTACTTCATTTAGACTTGGATACGCATTCTTCTGTCCTGTCAAGATGAAATGCACTAGTTGAACGTCCCAAAGCTTCTTACCTTTAAAAGATACTCCGTAACGTCTACCCCAGTGCATATCATATTTAAGATTGAACCCAATGATCCAGTCAGTTGTATCTACTTTCTGTCTAAACTCATCAATGTCAATAGGATCAATAGAAGTAGTTCCTACATCAGGATCACGATAAGACAGAAGTACGCACTCATTTCTTGGATCAAACGGGTTCGCTTTGTTCCGTAGTGCCCCCGTGTTCTCCGTGTCGAATGTCAATATTTTCATATTTCCTTACCATAGATTTCATTTCAAGGAACAGTCGATCATACTCTTCATCTGTGATTGAGTCATCAAACGTTGCATTAAGATAATCTGCAATCAAGATAAGTTCTTCGTCCGTACATTCTTTAAAGATAATGTCTTGGAATAGTTTCATTTTTTCCTCCCTAGTTTACTTACTACATTTGCCTTACTTTGAAGCAATTGTTGTAGAAAAGTATGATATACTTTCAGGGCATGAAGTGACCAAGCATCTGTCTGAGTAGAGAGTTCTGTAATTTTCTCTCGTATCTCTTTTTCTTCTTGCCTGTGTCGTTCGATGTCTCGTTTTAATCCTTTTTCTTCTTTCCAGAAGAAAGAAAAAGACTTCTTAGTCTCCAAATTCTTCATAACGAG